GCGCATTGGGCACATTTACCTTATGATTTCTTAGGTAAAGTATCGAACCGTATCATCAATGAAGTCAATGGTATTTCACGTGTTGTTTACGATATTTCTGGTAAGCCACCCGCAACGATTGAGTGGGAATAATTACAAGTTTATTAGCACTAATTGAATAATAAAAAGCACCTACGGGTGCGGTTATTGGTTGTGTATGTTTTTGGTTTTTATGTGTTTTATGTTTTTTATTACCACATAATGACCACTACATTACTATTTAGTAGAGAAAGCCGCCCTTATTTTGGCGGCTTTCTTGCGTTCATAATAATAGGAAATAGTTGGAATGGAAGTGATTAGTCAAAATTTACCCGTTGTAGGGGGAATCCTTTTTATTGTTTGGATGTTATTAATAATTGTAACGTTTAAAAAGCGTAATTCTATTATTAACAACGCCATTAAAGAGGCTAACGATCAGAAAAAAGAGTTACTAAAAGAAGCCAATAATAGGAAAAATGAGTTACTAGAAGAGGCTAGAAAAAGTGTAATTCCATTTCATGAAAGGGTTGAGCGCTTAAAAATAGCAGACAAAGAAATCACATCACGATTAAAACAATCAAGAGCTATTATTGAAAATATCACAGATCAATGTTGTTCATATGCGGCAGATATAGAGCTTTTAACTGAAGAGGATCTATTATCGAGTCAAAGCTATCAAGAAGATCGAAAAGATGTTAAGTCCAAATTAAAAAAACTAGCTGTAAATGCAATTGATGGCGTAAAAGGAGGGAATTCAAATGTTAATATTGGCAAATTTATCTCAATATCAGCCAAAGCCGATATGGCAGGAGCATTGCTATTAACAACGGTAGAAATGCTTTGCGCTAAAACGAATGCAAATAATGGGCATTCATCCTTAGAAAAACTAACAGAATCAATTATTGCAACTGAAGCATTAATTAAGTGCATTGATAGCAGAGCTATAATTAATCAAGAATTTAATGCTCTCCTGTTAAAAAGATTAGAAATTGAAATTCATTTTAAAAAGGCTAAGCAATTAGCCAAAGAGGAACAGAGAGAATTACGAGAACAAGAAAAAGAAGAGAAAAAAGCTAGACAAGAAGCTGAATCTGTTCAAAAAGAAGCAGAAAAAGAAGAGTTTGTTAAAAGTGAAGCTATTGCTGATCTAGAAAAAAAGATGGAAGCAAAATCTGAAGCTGAAAGAGCCGTTTACCAAGAAGAGTTAGAACACCTTAAAGCTGAGCTTGAAGAGGCTCGCCAGAAATTAGAAAGAGCTAGAAGTAGGGCTCAAGAAACTAAGCAAGGTCACGTATACGTTATATCCAATATTGGTAGTTTTGGGGAAAATGTACTCAAAATAGGGATGACGAGAAGAATGGACCCCATGGATAGAGTTAAAGAGCTTGGAGATGCAAGCGTTCCATTTTCGTTTGATGTTCATGCCCTAATTGAGTCAGATAATGCACCAAACCTTGAATCAATACTTCATAAAGTTTTTGATAGTAAGCGTGTAAATAAAGTTAATCGTAGAAAAGAATATTTTAACGTAAATATTGACGAGATCGAGTTAGAGCTTAAAAAATTAGATATAAATGCTTTAATAAATAAGGTAGCAAGTGCAGATGAGTATTACCAATCAATAAAATTAAAAGATAGTAAAATTGAGAAATGTATAAATTAAATTTTAACTATTTGATTTTTTTGATTGGTAAATTATTCATGTGAGATGTTTGTTTTTTACACTTAAATTTCCATACAAAACGGAGATTCCAAATCCGCGTGTTGGGAGTTCGAATCTCTCCACCCCTGCCATATTTAAGACACAAAAAAGGCCAGCTTTTTAGCTGGCCTTTTTTGGTTTCTTGTATTTAAAATTCTACGCAATACAATGGCAAAAGTTCGTTAAGGATAATTGCTAATGTCTACCTATAAGCCCATGTGTCCACAATGCCACGGCACTCAAACTATTATTCGCACAAGCAGGCGAACCACGCCCACTTTTCAAACGCTATATTGTGATTGCTTAAACGAGCACTGTCTGACTCGCTTTGTTGTTGAGTCAGCAACTACACATATTCTTCACTCGCTATTTGAAGAAAAGCCTTTACCGATTAAAACAAACAAGCAAGAAAACCAACTAACGTTAAACTTGTAGCCTATATCACACTTCCAACTATTAAATATCACTTTCACTGGCGACTTAATTCACTCCAATTTAGTGTCACGACACGTTATTAAACAGGGTTTTATTATGTCTTTAAGTGTCGATATTCTAGGTGTTATCCATACCTGCCCATGCAATTTACAAACATTAACTAACCACCCACAAATAAAACAATACGCAGTATCTTCCTACCATGTGGAATTTGTCATTACACAAATGTTAGTTAAAAACATTATTGTTGAGCTTGATAATAAACAACTTGCCTGCACCAATGCCGCATACACTGGTCATTATTTAGTGGCGTAAAAAAGCCTGATCATGTCAGGCTTAATGAAAACTAAAAACTCTCGAGAGTACGTTTAAAAATATCAGGATCCATTTCAATACCAATAAATTGTCGCTTCAGCGATAAACACACCTTTCCCGTTGAACCACTTCCCATGAAACAATCTAGTACCATTTCACCTTCACGACTACTTGCCTTGATCATGTGTTCGAGTAATGCCGCTGGTTTTTCACATGGATGCTTACCCGGATAATACTGCACCGACTTAAACGACCACACATCCGTAAACGGCACGGCTTTTGTGATAGTGAATGGCCGCCTTAATTGTTGGTATTCATTTTTTAAGTCGTCATATTGGCGAACCAACTCATTATAATGACTACTTAATCCATTAAAGCGCGTTACTAATACGCCATGTGAGTCAGGTAATCCATTAGCCTCATAGCTTGCGAATAATGTCTGTAATTGTTCATATTGCTTTTCAGTAGGCAACTTCCACTGTGATGAACTAAACCAATGCGAGGCCATTTGCGTACCTGTGGCTTGATTAATAGCCTTAGCAGGCACACCTAAACGATCCTTGGCTGTTTTGAAATAATCAATTAAAGGCGTGAATACCTGTTTTTTAAGGTCTTGGCACTTTCCGTGGTAATCCGTATTCCCTTTTACATACCCCTCAGCACCATAGTGGCCACACATAATAATGCGCTCCGTGGCCGGGGAAAAAGATCGTAAACTTTCTTTATTCACCTTATTCCATGGTCCACTTGGTTTAGTCCAAACAATATGATTCAACACCTCAAACCGTTGTTTGAGTAGAATTTCAGTTTCCGCAGCAAGACGGGAGCCACAAAATAAATAGAGCGTTCCGGATGGTTTTAATACCCGCCATAATTCTATGGCCACACTATCAAGCCAGGATAAAAAATCCTCAGCACTTGACCATTGATTATCCCACGCATCGCGCTTGACTTGAAAATAAGGGGGATCGGTGACGATTAAATCAATACTGTTATCTTCTAAAGAGTTAAGTATCTTTAAACAGTCACCGTTATGTAGGGTGATGGCTTGTTTTTTCATTATTACATTTTCCAGATTGGACGCTCTCGGCGTTCTGGTAAGTAACATATTTACAGCGTGGGCACTTTATTTCAATGCAGCCACCCTCGATATAACACAATTTTTTAGCGCAATTAATGCAAAAAAGAGGCTTCATTATCCATCTCGATATACTGTATAAAAAACCAGTATATCAAGTGAGTTTATTTTTTAAATATTATGCTTGCGTGTTTTTATTAAGAGGTAATTCAAAGGTTATCTGTTTATCTTTTGGCATCAGTCGATTGATACCCAGCAAGAGTTTTTGTAGGGGTTTAATTTCATTCTCATAATACATTTCACTGTATTGCAAGGGATTTCCCAAACTAGATCCTTCAGGAGGCAATATGCCACTTAATCCCGCCGGATAACGGTGAGCCACAATCACTTCTTGCGATGATATTTTTTTAATCCCTTCAAATTCATCTTTAGTACCAATATTACCTACCGGGATAAGTTGCACCCCCTTTTCTTGGCCATTAGGGATATTAATTAACATCGATGAAAAATTACCCACCCCTCGTGATTTTTTTAACGCATTCGCCAGATTTTCCTCGGCTATCGGTGTCAATGTAGGATCTGTCATATAGAGAATAAACCCCATGTGCATACCGTTCTTGTAGTATCGACGACGAAAACGTGTCGCCTCTTGCGAAAGTAACGCTGATTCAACCCCTGATAAATAATCAGGTAAGGCGTAGATATTTTGATTCGGATCATAAAGACGGATTTGAACAATCTCATCCTTCTTGTATTCAGTCTTGGTATCGTCACTGTTTAATCTAAAGAATCGACCATTTTTACCACGGCGAGTGTATTGCGCCATAACATGACCAAGTCGCAACGGCTCTCCCCATGGATTTCTAAATACCTGGTAATAAGCATAACCAAACGTGATCAAGTCTTTACACAAATTCATCATTTCAAAAAACGACAACACATCCGTTTCAATAAAATCTTTTGATAATATACGGGTACGCGCTTCAACAATCGCACCGTGATACGAGTTAGCCAACAACAAAGCTGATAGCGCTTTAGGTTCAATCGGTGGCGTATAATATTCATCAGCCTCATCAAAATCCACATCACTGCAAGCGATAGGGTTTTCTGTATCGACTCGCTCTATGCCGCCAAACTCAAACGCGGATGATGTCGTTGATTCACTCACTACAGGCATAATCTCTTTACGTTGAAACCGTTTCTTTTTCGCCATTATAAATTTACTCGTATCGTTGATGTACGTTGCATTGCAACGTTTAAGCCCTCACAAGCCACGGCGTGAGCGATGGCAAAGAAACTGTCAGCATGACCGGTTTCTTCTGTTCTTTCTGCTGCAAAGGTCATTGTTCCGTGGCCTGTTTGTTTTCGCTTAATGGCTAAAAATGACGGTGCAATCGACGTATATTCCGCTGGCCATTTAAGTCTTGAGGTACTTACAAGATCCATCACCTTTAAAACAAGGCTCTGTTTACTTTGTTGTGTATAGCTAATTAGCATCACCTGTGGAAAGAACGCCTTGATCATCTCTCCGACACCACTACCAATTCCGCTGCAGTCCACACCGATATGCTGAACGTTATAGCGAGTGGTTAGATTTTGGATTTGTTCCGCTTGCCATGACCAGTGAAAACCACGATATTCAAATTCTTCAATAACGCGAAAAGGATCGCCTTTCTTTAATGGCATCGCTAACACATAACAACGAGCTAAGTCACCAGTACGCGCTGGGTCATAACCAATAGCTACAGGGTGATCACCAATAGGCCGTAATGCGGTTAAATCAACATCCGACCACATATCCTCTTTAATGCACCTAGTGAGCGCATTAAGCGTAAAGATACTGTCCGCTTCATCCATGAACTCACAATCGTAAAGATAGGCATAAGCGGCATCACCACAGCGCTCTTTTAGATCATCAACATCAATATTTGGGTTACCGCCATCGACGGCATCTTGCAACGTGACAACGTATCGCCATTTTTTATCAGGACAAAGCTGCGGGTGTTTTCTTAATGTATCCTTTGAAGGAAAAGGAATATCTGCTCGGTCTTTATTTCCTTGCTTCCAATAAGCACCGGACCAAACACGATAAGCCCCATGAGAGCGCGTTGAGGGGGTTGAAAAAACCGTAATACGTCGATCTTTTAATGTCCCCATCGCACCGGCTGTTTCATAGATACCTTCAAACTTAGGTATCCAGCAGGCTTCATCGATATATAAATCAGAACTATACGATTGTGCGGTATTTCTGTTGGTGCCAATAAATCGCAGTTCAGCACCATTAGGTAACTTAATCGGATTGCCTTGCAGCTCAATCCCAAAATATTTTTCTGCTAACTGGGTAATGTATGAGTGAAAAACAAGGGATTGTGCTTTTGATGCAGAGAGAAATGTTTGATTTTTCCCTGTCTCTACCGCGACATATAATGCTTCGCCTGCCGCTTCAAAAGTAAAACCAATTTGGCGTGATTTAAGTGTCCAACGTTCTTTTAAATGACGCGCATCAAAATGGATTTTTTGATAGCTATAGAGACTATCAATCCATTGTTGCCAGCGTGGGTCGTCAACTCCTGGTATGTCATTTTTACGTTTACGGCCACTTTTCTTTTTACCAGAAGACGATGCGTGACCTTCGTGCTCGGCAGGACAATACCCTTTATCAAGGTTGGCCTCTCGCTCCTTAATCGACAGCCTTTCTTTTTGTATGCGCGTATTGGCGTCTTGTAACTTGATGAGATTAGCAATTAGCCGGTCAATTTCATCCAACTCATTGGGCTTTTTCATATCCCGATGTGTGAGTAATAAAATCCGTTGCTCTAACTGCTTTTCTAGGTCAAACTTTGAAAGCAGTTCATTCCAGCCTTCTTTGTTAATCCAGTTATAAACGGTTCTAGTGCCGTTTATATCAAGCTTTTGTGCAATTTCTTTGGGGGTCAGTCCAGATAAATACAGCGCTTTTGCTTTATCTCTCACTTCATCGCCATATTTACTTTTTCTAACCACTTCCATCTTTATGCCTCAACAAAAACTCAGGCTTTAGCATACCTACCTCTCTTCTTGTTTCCGCTGAAAAATGTTGTATGGACAGTGACTTACAACATGTGACTATATTTTTTTATTGGTATCACCTTTATCGTAGTGGTATTGAATCAAAGGGATAGCGTCATGCCATTACAGAGTGGGTTTATTGTCATTGCAACCAGCGGTAAAACCGTTGACGACCGAAAAATTGAAGCTGCTTGGCTTGAAGAGGCGGCAGCGAATTACGATCCTGCTTTGTATACTGCTGTTTTGGATTTGAATCACTGGGATACACGATGGGCGGGTACATATGGCACCGTCATTGCCCTTGATTTCACCAAAGATAAAAACGGCATAGTGACACTTCGTGGCAACATTGAGCCAAACGAAACGCTAATTGCGATGAGCAAAAAAGAAGTACTGTTTACATCGGTAAGTTTGCAACCTGATTTTCGCGGTACAGGTCAATACTACCTTACAGGTCTTGCCGTTACACCTAAGCCAGCCTCTGTTGGGACTGAGCAATTGAAGTTTTCTTGTGATACTACAGATCAAGATATTCGCACTGATTATGTTCAGGTTGACATGACATTTAGCGAATCAAAAAGCGATAAATCTCCCAACTTCCTGCAAAAATTGTTCTCAAAAACCACCCCTGATCCTTTGGAAAATATCATGTCAAAACTAACAGAAGAACGCTTACTGAAAGTCGTTGAATCAATAGAGCAATTCAGTAAAGTCGCACCACCCCATCACCCTAATGTTGCTACTTTTACGGAAACAGAAGCACAAGCCCTGCTTAAAGCGAAAGGGTTCTCCGTCACTAAAGAACCGACAGATGACGATCTAACTAGCGCGCAAGCACTACTTAAATCGCAGGGTTATTCCATTGAAAAAACAGCGACAAATGAAGAAATCACTGCTGCTGAAGAGCTATTAAAGGCACAAGGTTTTTCTATTGAAAAAACGCCTAAAGCCAAAGGTAAACCTGATGGTGAAGAAGGTAAAACTGGCGGCAAAATCACACGTGAACAATTCGCTATGTTGGCTAAAGAATTTGCCGATGCGAGCGTAACTGAATTTGATTTCACCGTAAGTGCCGATCAAGTAGGTGGTGATGACGATCTAGCATACGTTTAATCGCACGTTTCTTTCTTTTACTTATTTTAAGAGGCCACTATGCCCAATCTTTTCTGTGATGGCGTAACTGAAAAACGCATCGCCAAACTACTTAGCAATACGAAAAAAGCCTATGGATTATCAAAAGATGGGGCGTACTTTTCCATTGACGCACCCAAGGAAACCAAGCTGAAAAAAGCCATCATGGAATCCAATGATTTTTTAAAGAAAATCAATATTCTTGATGTGCAGCAAATCAAAGGTCAAGCCGTCACCGTTGGTAGCGACAAGATCTCTACTGGCCGCGATAAAGAACGCTTTAAAGGCACCACGCCTGATATTAGCGGTTATGAATACGAGCTATCGGTCACTGATACGGTTATTCATATTACCTGGGCGCGATTAGCTGAATGGGCTAACTCTGGCGGCCAAAAAGAGTTTGAGAAAAAACTCATGGAATATGTGACCGAACAGGTCGGTGCTGACATGCTTCGTGTGGGCTGGAATGGTACGCACGCTGGAAAAATTACAGATCCAGATAAATACCCTAACGGTGAAGATGTAAATGAAGGCTGGCATGCTCGCATTAAACGCTTAGCACCAGGGCAAATTGTGGGGGCTAGTTTTGATAATGATGCGTCTGAGATTTATTTTGATCCAGACGGCACTCGCGATGCGGCCGGCAACCCCTTATATGATTATAAAACCTTGGATGCAATGGCGTCGGATTTAATCAATAACGTCATGCACCCTGCGTTTCGTGATGCGGCTGATTTGGTTGTTTTGGTGGGTCGAAACCTGATCGCTGCGGCGCAATATCGTCTCTACACCGAAGCCGATAAACCCAGCGAGCATAATGCTGCTCAAAAGTTAGATAAGTCCATTTCGGGTCGTCCAGCTTATGTGGTGCCGTATCTTCCAGGTAATCGCATGGTGGTCACAACATTAAAGAACCTTTCTATTTACACCCAGAAAGGCACAAAACGCCGTAAAACAAAAGACAATGACGATCTAGGTCGCGTTGAATCGTTCCTATGGCGCTTTGAAGGTTATGTTGTTGAAGAGCCATTGAAGTACGCTGCCTTTGATGAAAATAGCGTGGTGATTGGGGCTAAAACACCAGAAAACATTACGAAAGAGCCAAAAATCACCACTGAGCTTGTCGCTCAAACAGTAGTAACAGGAACGGACGTGACCCTTACCGTTATTGCTGAAAACACAACGGAATACGTATGGTCACTCAATGGCACGGTATTTGATGAAACAGCCACCGGTAAAACAACCATTAATGGTGATGAATTGGCATTAGGTGAACTTACCGTTAGCGTTGAATGTATTGGCTTGCATGGTAGCAAAACAAGCACCGCCGTATTAACGGTTAACGCCGCGTAATCACCCTTATTTGTAACGGAGCATGATCATGGTTTCACCACTTCAACGACGACAGCAGCGTATTACATTGATGCAGCAACACCAAGTAAGCGCAAGCACTGACAATGGTGAAACCCTTGCTATTTCACCTATGGTTTCGCAACCAAGCAATCAATGGGATGTTGTTCGCGCATCGTTAAAAAAAGACAGTGCAGCGCTAAAAAGCTTCAAGCAAATCGCTGATAAAATTGACTATAAAAAGCGTCACCTAGAGCAATACAAGCCGTACTTTGAGAGCAATACTCTCCCTGTTGATGTTGCGGCTATTTTTATGGTTTGGCTGTTTGATTGCAAAGAAATACAACAGGCCATGTTATTGGCAGATTATTGCTTGAAATATGGCGCATCCATGCCTGAGTGCTTTAAATCAGACGTACCCACGTTCGTTGCCGATGAAGTATTGAACTGGGCTGAATCTGCCTTTAAGCAAGGTCATTCAACTGCGCCTTATTTTGACCAGGTACTTGCGCGATTCAGTACTGATTGGAAGTTATTCGATCAGGTCGAAGCGAAGTATTACAAACTATGTGGCTTTATGGCCTTGGGTGATCACGGCACTGAGATTAAATATATTTCAGAGCCAGCCCCGCTTTACGCTGCAAAAACATGGTTTGAAAAAGCACAAATGAAATACAGCAAGATTGGTGTTAATACGCGCATTAACGACATCAACAAGCGTTTAGTAAAACTAGATCTTCCGCTAGTAACGGAAGAATAACCGACTCACCAGCACACAAGTGACCGGACGCGCCTTTGATAGCCAAGGGGCAATATTCAATATCGCTGTTCCGGTTCACTCAATGAGGTTGTTATGTTTCAGGATATTAAAACGGTCGACACTGCAATTAATGACACGGTCGAAAATGATGGCTTCTGGCCCGATTTATCGATTGCTGATTTTGTAAAAACGTGTCGTATTCCGCCAGTTTATAACGCAGAGCAAGAGCGTAACATGCTCATTATGGCTATGGCGGGTGTCAATATTGAATTAAACAATTTCAAAGAGCGAGCTATTGATAACAATCAGCCCCTCGCCATTAATATTGGGATGCGGTTTGGTCTCGAAAGTGCCACTTCGGTGCAGTATAAACAAGCCGTTTATCAACGCGCAAAGGCATCCCTGTTAGTGCATTTCACCACCTTGTCTCGTAAAGATGAAGCTGAAAACCTAGCAAAAGAAAGTACCGAAACCAACGAATCATTAATGGCGTTATCGCAGCACGCTATTCGAAACATCCTTGGCATTCCAATGGCTACGGTGCGTTTATTATGACGGGCAATTTACTGCACGAAAATACAACGTACATGGCTGAAATAGCGAAATGCTACAAGCGTGTATTAAGCGATAAATTGGGAAGTACCGGCAAAGATTTATTTGATTGCGTGATCACCAAAGGTACTTTTGTGCCGTCATTTAAAGACATGGGTGATGGCATCATTGTTGGTCGATTCGATTATGAAGCCGTATTTATGTTTGAGGCATTACCCGCAGGAAAACTTGATCCTCGCATTTTAATGGCCTCAACAGCGACATGGCTACTTGAAAATGATACTGAGCGCCAAGGATTAAAGCTGCCACCGCCAAAAATTGATATAGATGCGTACTCAAATGACGGTGGACCTGTTAGTGATATGGAGATCACACTGGAGTTTTCAGAGCCTATCACCATGAAAGAAACCACTGCCAATGTAGGTGATGTGTTCTATAACGGTAAATGGTGGGGTATCGCACCGTATGTCATTCACGTTGCAGAAGAAATCCGAGTAATTGGCTATGACACTTGAATTTACTCAGCCAGATATTGATCAGGCTATGCGGGCCTTATCACGGTGTAAATTAACCTACAACCAAGAACAGCTAGCCCTACGGCGCATTGGTCGCGCCGTCATTAAGCAAGCTAAAAAAAATGTACGTCAACAACGGGGCGTTCAGGGTCAGCCGTTCGCACCTAGAACAAAAAAGCGCAAAGGTCGTCGCCGCTTACTCCCTAATATTGCAAAGCGATTGCGGGGAAAAAATGATACCAACCATGTTGAAGTTGGATTTAATAATCGCCTAACAGGTGAAATTGCACATAAGCAGCAATACGGTAGCCCTGCTGAAACATGGACCGCAGCACGAATAAGACAAGCAAGGGGCGCACTTACTCTTAGAGAGTACAACAAGCCACCGACACCAAGGCAAGCTAGAGCCTTAATTCGCGCCGGTTACATGATTAAAAAAAAGCGTGGAAAGGGATGGAAAAAACCAACAACAAAATGGGTGGTTAGCAACATAACTCAAGGTCAATGCGGTTTAATTTTACGCAAGCTATTGGGTAAGCAACCTAAATCGTCATGGGAAATTACCAATACTCCCCGCCCATTCTTAGGATTAACCCCTGAGCAATCAGATCAAATTATCACACATGAAGTTTTACGAATTTTGAGGTAGTTATGTTAGGCACAGTAACGGTATCAAGCAAGAACGGGTATCAAAGTATCCCTAATGAGATAGAGCGACGCTTTGTCTTTATTGGTTCGACCAGTGTTGTTTCGTTACTGAACGCATTGACGCATATTGATGCTCGTACCGATATTATCGCCATTTTTGACGGTGAAAAAACCAATACAAATCCAACAAGAAATGCAGACAAAAAAGCAGCGATAGCTCCTACAAACCCTCTTGATATCAATTTCCGTGACATTTTGATTGCCGCTCAATTAAACGGGAAATCAAACTGGAGCGCGAGCGTTATTGGTTTGAGTAGTGGCGAAAAGTGGGAAGATGCGCTAGATAATGCCAATACACTGCTATCGTATGAGGCCGTGGTATTGGTCAATCCAATCACAACAAAAGCTGAATTAGAAGCGGTATCTGAAAAAATATCAAGCATGGAAAGTAAGCAAGCGCGCTATATGTTTGCTATTACTCGCACCGCACCTGTTGCCGCGCAATCCTGGGCCGAATATGAAAAAGCATTAGCGGCTATTGTAACTGGTGTTAACGCTTCTCGTGTTATGTGCGTACCAACGTTATTTGCTAATGATCTTGGTGTATTAGCTGGTCGCTTGTGTGATCGCTCAGTAACCATTGCTGATAGCCCTATGCGCGTTAAAACAGGGCCACTATTGGGTCTAGGTCAAGATACTTTCGATAAAGACGGCAAACCGCTTCCTCCTGAGATATTGGCTTCGCTTGATGCTAAACGCTTTAGCGTTCCCCAAACCTACCCTGGTGAGCATGGCTGGTACTGGGCCGATGGTAATACGCTTGATATTGATACGGGGGATTTTAAGGTCATTGAGCACTTACGGATTGTGCTTAAAGCTTGCCGTAGCGTCTATAAAATCGCATTACCGACCATTGCTGATCGTTCTTTAAATAGCTCACCAACAAGCATTGCTCGCAATAAGGCGCTATACATGAAGCCATTATTGCAAATGTCAGCGCCCGTTAAAATCAATAACGTGTCATTCCCTGGTGAGATTGCACCACCTAGTGATCATGCCGTTGAAATCAACTGGGTAACGGATAAGAAAACCGAAATCTATATTTCTTTACGTCCTATTGGTAGCCAAAAGGATATCAATATCGGTGTAGGTATTGATTTAAGCAAACCAGAACAAGAGGGGCAGTAAAATGTCGAGAGGTACTTCTTTATCAGGTCTAGACGTAGATGTCAGTGTTGGCCAGACAGATATTACTGTCGATAAAATCACGCTGGACATTGAAGATAACAGCAAAGCCGCTAAATCTCGCGGAGTAACTAGCGGCTGGTTAAAAGGATCTGTGGGCGCTAAAGGCTCGATTGAACTTAATACTGAAAATTTCAATCGGCTAAGCGAAGAAGCTGGGCGTGCCGGTTCATGGCGTGAACTTCCTCCTTTTGATTTTATGATGTATGCAAAAACAAACCTAACACTCAAAGTTGAAGCTTTTGGGTGTTATTTGAAAATCACCAACTTGATGGATGTTGATGGTAAAGAAGGCGGTGATGGGATGATGCACAAATTAGATTATGAAGTGTGTGGTCGTGATTTTGTTAAAATTAACGGCACACCAATACTTAGCCAGGATGATATTAAACATCTAACGCGAGGTGATTAATGCATGAAAGTTTCGTGTGGCTAAAACTACATGAAAGCCTTTCTCTTATTATTATGTTTATGCTGGCATGTATTGCCAGCTTATTAAGAACAGAAAAGCATTCATTAATCAGTGTTATTACAGGCATTATATTTTCAGGATTTATCGCCTACGCGGTTAATTTATTATTAACTGATATTACGATAGTTAATATTTCTGAAAATATACGCATTGTCGCTGTTGGTATTTCCGCTTACTTAAATCGATATATCATGGACATATTGGATAAGCTAGCCACTCAAATATCCACCGACCCCATTAAAACATTATCAGATATTAAAAAAATCTGGAAAAAATAAGGATTATTATGTTTTTCTTAGGCAAGACGAGCTTATCTCGTGGTTACAAAGTACACCCTAAATTATGGGCGTGTGTTAGCCTGGCGATTAGTTTTTGTCCTATGGATTTTACCGTCAGTGAAACAATTCGTACCGCTGACCGCCAGCGTAAATTGTATTATGGCACACCTAGAAAAACGTGGACACTAAACAGCAAGCACATGATCCAAACTGATGGTTATGGCCACGCTGTTGATTTAGTACCACTAAAAAAAGATGGCTCTGCTGATTGGGATAATTGCGGCATTGTTAAGGATGCAATGTTTAAAGCTGCAGAAATGATTGGCGTAAAATTACGCTGGGGCGGCGACTGGAACCAGAACGGTGATAGCCGCGATGAACACCAACGCGGCAGCTATGACGGTCCACACTTTGAAATATTGCTATGACAATAAAGCCATTGCTTTTTGTGGTGGTGGCGATGGTGTTAATGGCGATTTACTACGCGGGTTTTAAGTCTGGTAAATCACAAACAACTCTGCAGTACACGCAATTAGTGCAAGAAAAAAACGTAGCAATAGTCAAGGAACGGCAAAAACTGGAGCGTGCTTTACTTGCTGTAAAACGTACTGCCGCAAAAAAAATAACACAAGTCGAGCAACATTTTATACCCGTAGAGCGGGAGGTTATTCGTTATGTTTCTAAAAAAGAACCCGCTACTTGCCAGCCTGATTATACTCAGTGGATGCAGCTCCATAACGCCGCCGCAACAGGTATATCAGTACCCGATAGTCGTTGACGAATATTTAATGACTCGACCGCCAGAGCTTGAGTTAATAAATAAATCAGTCATCGCTGAAAATAATATTAAATTAGCACTGCCCGTTATTATTCAAAACTACAAAACCTATTTTGCAACAAAAGAAAAACTCATAGGATTGCAAAATATAATCACTACCTATAATCAGGAAATAAAAAATGGCCATCCCAAAAATTGAAGACAAAGAATCAAAAGAAACAACAACCCTTGATTTTATTAAATCGCTACAGGGTAAAAAAACCATTATTGTTCCGATTTCATTAAATGGTGTACTTGTTCACAAGGGCATGAAATTTGATGTGTCAGCGACTGATTACAATAAATTTATAAGCGCGTCCCAATCTGGCAAGGTCAGCATTGTCGCAGCAAGTAAAGACTTTTTAATGCACACCGTCACACCTGATAGTGACCGTCAGTTATTAGCAGAAATTTTAAAAGTCACTGGCACGCTAGATCATATCCTGCCCAAAGTTATTGATGGCGCAGCACCCAGCATGGAAGCAGCACTGGACTAATAAACGCCATGGTCGATGTGTACCGTAAAAACAACCTTAATCAAGTGTTGGCTTTGCGGGCACACTACTTACCCAGTGAGGATGACAGTTTTGATAATTTGGCTCGTGCCATTTGGTTAGACGAGCATTATTTTGAACGGATGACCATGGCGGTAAACAAAGGTGCAGGTATGTTGTTCTAGTGGTGAGAGAGATAATGAATACCGATATTTATAATATAATCAAAGAAAAAGGGCTTGGGCTGCATAGCCCAACACTTAACATCATCACTGATACGACGACAGAGCTTACAAAAGCACTGGCTGCCGTTAATCGGCTACCCGTTATCACCCCCCCTCTCACTACCGGTGTTCCACAGTCTTTAATCAATAGTATGACCGCGTCCCTTGGTAGTGCAACAGCGTGTGCAGGTCAGTCAGCTATTAATATTCAAGATAACTTAAAGAATGTTTTTACAAGCATCACCCAAAGTAGCATGGTCAATAATCTTGAAGGCCTAGATCAAACTTGTGCCAACTTAACGAATCTAACCGGCAGTATTACGGGGGAGATTGATGGTTTTCTGATGGGCATTAAAGATGTGGCCACACAGCAAATAAAATGGATTGAGGATTATCTTAAAGGCTTAATAAGCACAATAGACCTGCAGTCTTATTTAGATGATCTGATCGCACAGCTTGAACCGCTGAAAAAATTCATTCTCGATATTTTTGAGAAAGAAAAAGCCTTGCTTTTAGATTTACTAAACAAAATCGAATCATCCAGCCTCGCTAAGTCATTAGAAGTACTTTGGAATAACCCCTGCGCTCAAATGCTATTAGATCAAACCCTACCTGATGACTTAAAAGGATTATTGAATGGCCAGTAATCAATTAAATTTCAGTGTATGGCTGCGTGACAGAACCAGCTCAGGTATGGCATCTGTCACCAATCGCTTTCGCACCTTGCAACGCATGGGGCGGCAAACACAGCAATCATGGTCCAACGTGGGTATGGGTGCCGCAGGTGTTTGGGCGGTAGGTCAAACCATGCAAGCGCTAGCAGGCCCAGCAAGAGAAATGAATGCAGCGCGGGGTGAGTTACACTCGCTACTTGATGGATGGGGAACTGAAACACTCGATAAAGTGCAAAGTGACGCCATGAAGTTTGCTAATAATTACGGTAAATCCGCTTCTGAATTTGTTCGCGCCTCTTACGATATTCAATCAGCTATTGGGGGGCTTACAGGTAAAGAATTAGCACAATTCACTAACGCATCCGCCATCCTTGCTGTCGCAACAAAAGCCGATACTGCAACCATCACTAGTTATATGGGAACTATGTACGGCATTTTTCAAACCAATGCCAACAAAATGGGAAAATCTAAATGGGTAGAGCAAATTGCCGGACAAACAGCTCTCGCCGTTCAAAAATACAAAACTGATGGTAATCAATTAAGTGCATCATTTTCAGGTATAGGCGCAAGAGCATCAAATCAAGGTATAAGCCAGGGTGAACAATTTGCCGTAATGGGTCTTGCGAGTCTAGCTTCAAATGGCAGCGTCTCCGGTACTGCTTATGCAAGTTACATGGACGCACTACCTAATGCACAAAAACGCTTAGGATTATCTTTTTCAGATAGTGAAGGGCGAGCATTAAGCATGATTGGTGTACTTGACAAGCTACGGTCGAAATATGGTGAAACACTATCTCTTACCGAGAAAGGAGAGATTGGTTCAGCGTTTGGTAGTGTTGGAGCGGGATTAATTGATGTGTTGTGGAATAGCGCTGACACGCTTCGTTCTGATATTGCTGATTTTAACAAAGTATCCAACATGTCCCAAACAATCACTATGGCCACCAAGATTGCCGATTCATGGGATAAGCTTGGTCAATCTGTCAATAATGCTCGCATTTTATTTGGGCAAGCGCTCGTTACAGCACTGGAGCCTTTTGTCGTTTTCTTCACTGACGGTTTCAATACACTGCAAAAATGGATAGTAATGTTCCCCCACCTTACAACAGCAGCAGCCCGCCTTGTAGCTATCTTTATTGCGCTCGGTGCGGTGGCGGCACTTGGATTGGTGGCTGTTGGCATGGTGAGCATTATAAAACATGGCGCAAAAATTTTATATGTCGTTTCAGGCATGCGAAAACTGAAAAACGCGATCATGGGGGTGACCGCCGCACAAAGATTAGCACGTATTACAACGCTTCGATTAAGCGCCGCATACCTACTTACACTTAAAGATAGCTTGCTGTTATTTTTTGTTCGCATGAAAAACGGCATTGTTGCCGCCGCTATTGCTACTAAATCATTAACACTAGCAACCCTCGCATCAGGTCGAGCCTCTATTGTTGCTTTTGGATCAAGAATTCTCGCAGGGGTAGGCGCTATGGCATCATCACTACGAACAACGTTAATGATAACTAGAGCCTTAACCTTGGCAACGCTAGCAAGTGGTAGGGCATCATTATTTGCCTTTGGCGGTCGCGCCGTAGGAATGGTAATGAGCATGGCTACAGGTATTGGTCGATTGCTTATTGGGTTTATTAGTTTAATTCCTGCGGTATGGTCATTGGCTGTGGCATTTATCGCTGCAATCGGGTGGGTGCCATTATTGATTGCTGGTATTGTTATTGGCCTGGGTATTCTCATTGCTAAGTGGGACGAGTTTGTTGCTGCATTTAGTGATACATCATGGTTTATGGGCATTCAGGCTGCGTTAGGTTCATTCGTGGGCTATCTCAGTAGCATTGGCGATTGGTTTAATACCACATGGTCTAGTATTACTGGCTTTTTTAAAAGTGATGATCTTAATGCCAGCATTGAGCAACAGGCGAATATTATCAATAACGGCTTACCTCTCTCTTATCATCAAGCAAGTAACACGCAACCTATGACAATACCAAGTAATTACGCGCCCCAAACAACACAAAATCAAACCACCACCCACAATGTAGGGGCTATTAACGTCAATACCACTAATGCACCAGGGCGGGCTGAAATGAATGCGTATATGGCCATGGTGACACCATAATGAATGAGATTATCTATAAAGATTTATTGATTATTGGTAACGACATTGTGCTTGATGATGGCCGCAACCCTTTCATTGTGACCAATGAAGCTTGCATTGCTCAAGATGTAGTACATGCCATTTTAGAAAGTGGCCTTGCAGTTGATCTCGTCGCAGAGCGTAGCCCTACTATTATCCGTGATATTGAGCATCAAATTATCATGTTAACAGAAAGTGACCTGCGAATTATCCCAGGAACCGGCGCAATCACTACAGTAAATGATCAGCGACTATTAACAGCCAGTACGTATGAGTTTGGAGATATTGAAGCATGGCTATAGAAACAAAACACCCTGAATTTGTTCAGGTATTAAAAAATAGCGATATACCAACAACAGAAAAAGATATCCATGCTCAATTTGATGCTGAAGTGATAGCACAAGGCTCACTGATTAATAACGATCCTAAATACTCACCTTTTTGGCGTCTTATTACGAGCATCATCAAAAAGCCGTATTTTTGGTTATTATCATTTCTTGTCAATACTGTACTGCCTCAGTCATTTGTAAAAACGGCAAGCGGCCTGTTTGTTGATCTCTATTTGCAATCCGTCAATCTCACACGCAAACCAGCAAGTAAAGCAACCGGCTTTGTTATTTTTGAGCGTGAAGCTGCCGCGCCTGAAACTAATCTGCCAGCAGGATTTAGTATAAGCACCGAGCGTATTAATAATATTATTTACCAACTTATTATTCCTGATGCGTTTACATTGCCGGCTAACGTAACATCCATCAAAGTTGAGTGCATCGCCGCCAAAACCGGCGGTGGTTTTAACCTTGCTGGCGGCTATTACCGCATACCTCAAACACCCTTACCAGGGCTAATTCAGGTATATAACCCTGATGATTGGCTAACGACACCGGGCGCTGACACTGAAAAAGACAGTGACGCAAAAGAGCGTTATCGTGCTCAATTTACCGCCGTATCAGGTTGGTATATTGATGATAAATATAAATTAATCATGAGTGAATTTGCCGCAATAAAAACTGACCAGATTTATATTGAAAAAAACGGCCCCCGAGGGCCGGGAACGGCAAATGCTTTTCTTTTATTAGATAGTGGTACGGCAACCGAGCCATTTTTAAAAGCGATTAATGACGCAGTGCGTGTGGATGGGTATCACGGCTTAGGGGACGATATGATCGCCATGGCACTACCTGAAAAGCACGTTGCCATTAGTGTTGAGCTATTACCTATTCTCAACTTAACACCAGAGCAGATAGCCACATTAAAGCAAAATATTGAACAATACATTCGTTGTGTATTCCGCGAAAACCAAGCCTATCCCACTGCCATGAAAACATGGCCATTGACTCTTTTTAGCTTTTCGACACTTAACCAAGAGTTACGCAATACATTTAGCGATATTGAATCACTTTATTTTGTTAATAGAGATTTTAGATCTGCCATTGAAATTGCCCGCATCCAAACATTAACCATTACGGACACGGCCAATGCTTAAGATTGAATTGCCTTTTTGGATGCAAAAAGGCGAACTAAAAAAACTGAATAATGCTACCCAAAGCTTTTGGGATCGTGTTGAAAAGTGGCTGCAAATATCATTGAGTCGCTTTGACTTAATGACCTGTGATTTGATTTTTGTTGATCATATCGCCTGGGAGCGCAAAATCAGCCGACTTGATGGTGAAATAGAATCCATCTATAGAAAGCGAGTTAACTACGCATTTATTAACGCGCAAGACGCTGGCATGAGTCGCGGTATGTACAATATTTTTGAGCGCCTTGGGATTGCTATCTTTGACATTAAAGAACGTCAACCTGACAAAGATTGGGATATTGTCACTATCGAAATGAGTGATGATATTTTATCTAATCACAAAACACTCGTGAACCTGCTCATACAAACATATGGCGCAACATGCCGTCGATACGAATACAGTGTTACTTCCACGCTCATTCAACATGTTGGTATCGGCGACATGAGCTGGTCGCACCAAACAAGTGTTGGTGGTTTTTATCCATCGCTAACAATAACAAGCATCGATGTATCTGCGCATATTAATACAAACGTGCAATTTACATGCAGTGCTGAGCATGTGGATAATATTGATATTGAATGGGTAATGCACACTGACGAAAACCATAGCATTATCATGGGGTACGGTACGGATATTATATTCAATAATCCACAAGCAAGTCACAGCACAATCACATGCACGGCTAAAAATCAAACAGGCACAGCAACAGCGTCGCAACCGTTTTTATTCTTCAATGACAATTTGAAATACGTTATATCGCCTGCGTATTGGAGTGAACTTATTGATAATAAAAGCCATTCGTGCTACGGATTTAGCGTACCATATGGCCGTGGCAACATAACACCACACTCAATTAATCATCAATTTTGCTCAAGCAATAATAGCATCATAGCGCTACGCGCCAGCACGTACTGGAGTAGTCATTCCAATGTCAAATATCGTACCACTATCTCAATATCTGACTTTAACCCAATAAATACAAATATACGTCCAACAATAACAGTAAATGGTTACACGTTAACCCTGTCAAGAATTTTACCCGATGATAATATCTGGACATTTTACGCAGAAGACAACCAGCTCAGCGGGAGCGGTAACTCTATTTGTTATGAGTTGTATAAAATATTCATGAAAAAAACACCTACGACAATATTATTAACACTAGAGGGATAGCATGAGTAAAACAATTCTAACTAACGCATTCGCAACATATAAAGCCCTGTGCGAAGCAACAGATAAACCTATTGTTATGGATCAATTTGTTTTCGCTCTTATCCCAAATCAAGATCCTAACGCGCAAATCAACCCAAACGAATCACTACCTGACGACCGATATATTAAAGGTCGATTTAATGTTACCCAAAAAGGCATGATTAACCCTGACGCGGTTGTGTATTCGATCATCTTAGGTACAGATATTGGCTCTTGGGATTTTAACTGGATTGGACTGGTTAATAGTGAGCAAAATATAGTTGGTGCAATTTCACACACACCGGTACAAACAAAAGTACAAGTAGATGAAATTAATAATATCGCAGGCGATACATTAACACGCAATATCATCACGCCGTACACTAATGCAAGCGTGTTAACTGAAATTACTGTAACCGCCGAGGTGTGGCAATTAGATTTTAATAACCGGCTAACAGCAATTGATGAACGTATTCGATTAGAAAATATCGATAACTACGGCCAAGCGGCATTTATTCAAAGTGCGTGGCAAGCAACGACGCGCAATAATGCGATCACATTAGCGCCAGGCGTAGCATATATCGGAGGGTTACAATGCATAAATAGACAATCCATGCTTGTTGATTTAACAGCGGTATCGCTACCAAAAAAACTTTACTTAGAAGCCTGCTTTAAAGGGACGGTTAATAGTGAATGGAAAACCCGCACTAATATTGTTATTGCAGACTCCCACCCATCCACGCGCATTGAAAATGGTGTTACCTATTACAGTAGTGAGATAGCAATAATAACAACCCTCTCGAATATCACTGATTTACGAACACCTGACTGGCGAACCTCTCACCTGAAAGAAGAAAGCGATCCTCACCCACAATATAAAAAGCTGGCCACCAAAAAGTCAGCCGGCATTATTAAAATCGCATCTGATAAGGAAACTGATACAGGCAACAATGATGAAACATGTATCACGCCAGCTCAACTTAAACGCATACTTGATACTATGAGTAATAATACATCCAATGCCATGGTTCAATTATTAGATGCAATGCGAAAAGTAGAAGGCAAGCTTGGCCGTGTGCGTATTTATATGAAAAACGATATTGATGATGATTACTTGCCTATAATCGGACAAACCATCAATAAATCAGATTACCCTGATTATTTTGCCTTGCTTAATGTCGCAGCCAATACGCTTAAATTACCGGACTGGTCTAAAAACGGTTACATACGACAATTTAGTAATGCTCTGGCTGCGGGAACAATTTTAGAGCAAGAGATATTGCAACACACCCACGCTGCAACTATCGGCAATAATGGTGGGCATACACCGATTGCGATGCCGATAGATTTAGGATCTAAAAACGGCACATTTTCTGTTAACGGCAATTTCAGAACAAACAGTAAAAATGCAACCGTACCTATTACTTTGCTTGGGCGTTCTGGTGATGATAGAGCACAAGTACAATCACCCGCGTGGTGTTATGATCGTGTTGATTTAGGGGTGCAAACAACGCATAACGCACAAGTAAACATACCAAGTCAAAACATTAATGTTAGATTTGATAATATTCCCGTCTCTGTAAACATCGGCAGTTTTACACCAATAATTCACCCAGTATCACCACACGATCACATTGCACACATCACCAGCACTGGCGGTAATGAAAACCGACCCAAAACCACCATTGCGGTTTACGCTGTTAAAGTTAAATATATAACGCCAGCTAGCACTAAAAGGTGTCGTGCATGAATAATATTCAGTACCCTGAGAGTACAAAAAAACACGTTAATGAGCAATTATCGTCAATTGATGCGCAGATTGACGATATCGATGCATCAATTGCAAAAATTAACGTCAAATCAGCACAAAAAGAGCAACGCAAACCTGAAAAAGTTAATACTCAATATCTTTGTTTGCATCCGTACTTATTTGGTATCGGTCATAAAGATACATTATCAGCACAAACAGCACTGCAATTAGCAGGAGACGCTATATCGTCATCACCAATAATACTCAATTCTGGGCTAGCATTAACTGTAACTGGCCATGATGTTAGCCAATTTGCTATCAATGTTACCGCAATGGCCAATACATTATCGCATCCAGCACTAAAACATGTGGCGGTGTTAGCCAGCAAAAAGGCGCTACTTCCTATTGAAAAAATGCAGATCCCACAGCCTAGCAACACCCAGTTATGGGTGCGTGGTAATTTGCATTTTATGGAGCCTCTATTGAGCGTTGCAAATGCGTTATGGTCTGCAAATAATCAGGCAATGTCACCGGTTGAGCGATTGATAAATATATCGACCCATCAAAAAAGCAGGTTGCTTGATCACAAAAAGACCTTGGCAGGATTATCTCAAAAGTTTACCAGTCAATGTTACGCGGCACGATTAAGCGGCACACCTAGTGTAATGAAAAAACAATTGAGCGACTTTAAAACTGATAATCAACCTTACTCTGTCACGCTAATATTGCTATCTAATGATACGGATAGCTTATCTATTTTGTATGAGATGTTTGCTTTATGACATTACAACTTAACCAGCAATCCATTCCCGGCCAAGATATTAAGGTCACCATCAAGCTCCCGTTTGGTGACAGTGATTTGAGCGGTCAAAGCAGTAGCACAACCAGCGCAGAGACGGGCACAAAAGCAAAAGAATTAACAGTAAGCTTAATTGTGCCCTTTGAAAAAAAAGAATGGTTAACTGCTATTGATGGTTTTGCAGAGGCGCTTGATAAAACAACCAGCGCAAGAACGGTTTACCGTATTGGTCATGATGCAGCTAATGCCATTAAATTTTATGAGGGTAAGTTTTCTGGGGAACTCACCATCCGCGAACTGGATGACACCCAAGGCTGGCAAGTGGGCTTTATGATGAAAGAGCACTTATCTGTACCTGAGCGCAAAAGCCAAAGAGAGACCATAAAACCCGCTAAGCAACAAGGCGGGGACGGTGGCATTGTTAGCAATAATGATAATCCAGCCATACCACCTAACACTGAAATGTCAGCGTTTGAAACATTCCTAAGTTACACCAATGAATGGCTCGGTGGCGCTATGAGTGACGACGAAGACGAAACGAAAAAAGAAGGCGCGACCAGTGAAGCTTAACGCGCGATTATACGTAGGCAACCAAGAAGGCCAAGTGATCTCTGCGCATTGCTACTTAACCTATAAAAGCCCTGGCACTGCGCATATCGTGACAAATATTGAGCCTAAAATAGGTCAGATTATTGCGTATGAATGCGGGTACAATAACGAACTGCAACGCTGGTTTACGGGATATATTGAATCTTACAAGGAAGTAAATTATAACGAATTTACGTTATTTTCCCGTGAACTCACGGGCTTATTGCGCCACCCCTTACCGATTTATTATCAGCATATTACATTAACTGGATTACTTGAGAGAATCACAGATAAAACCGGTATAGAGTTTGTGATCCCGAAAAAAGAGTACGCAATGACCATGACGCCTTATATTGTCAATTGCCAGCAAGGTTATGCGTTAATGGATAATTTAGGCAAAATCTTTGGTATTGAAAAATACATATGGCAGCAACAAGGCAACGGCAAAGTATTTGTGGGTAGCTGGTATGATTCTATGTGGGCTAAAGCTAATATCCCCATCCCTGCAAATATGCTAACAGATATTGGCATTGAAGGGGCTACGATACCGATGATACCCGCACTTAGACCAGGCGTTATCATCAACGGTCAGCGCATTCGCAATATTGAATTACAACAAGATAAGATGACTATTACATGGATAACAAAATAGCAAAAATCATTCAAAAACATTATCCAGAAATTGCGAACGGCTGGCATGTTCCTTTATGGGCCGTTATCACCAGCATCAATGAAACCCCTAAAAGTGGCAGCTTATCCGACCCTTATCGCCCGTATTATTGTGCCAGTGTAAAAATACTCGATAAAGCCGGTAAAGAAACAAACACCCCCATATTATCCAACATTGCATTATCAGGCTCATTCTCGCCTTCTGGCGGTATTATGCAGATACCAGAGCCCGGAATGATAGTCACACTTCAATTTGCGTTTGGGATGCCTGACAAGCCGTATATCGACAAAATACTACCCTATGGCATAGCGTTACCGGGACTAACCACTGGCGAGGCCATCATACAACCCCGACAAGGTGTAAAGCTGCACTTTCAACAAGATGGTTCTATTAATACCATCACAGACAGCGTGATCAATGAGCAATCCAATGAGCGCAACGCATTAACGGGTGCTGATACCGTGACAAGGCAATCTCATATAACACTAACAAATGAAGATTCGAACCATGAAGTCGGTGGGATTTACCAGCTAGCTGCCTATGGTGCATTGTATTTATTGACCACAGGTAACGGCGAGTTATCAGCCCTGAAAAACTTATCATTAACTGCGGGTGAAAATTTAGAGGAATTCATCTATGGGGATCGTATTAGCAAAATAGAGAAAAAGCTGCAGTTCCTTATCAAAGATAGTGAATCATTGACGCTAGATAACACTGGCTTTCATGTCGTAACGGAAAAAGGAAAAGTGAGAATAGGAAACAAAGACGTTGATATTGTAAAAACCTTGCACGATTTAATTGATATAGTTAGCCAACTAGCAAGCACAATGGCCACACACACCCATACTACACCAAAAAGCCCAACAACAGCCCCTATCGAATCTGGAGCTATCGCAGGTCAAGGGTTACAATCAGTAACTCTTGGCAAAAAACTAAGATTGGTGGTGCTTTAGTTTTTATATTTCTACCGCCTCGTAAGTAACCTTGGGGATATTGGCTCTTTTGATTTCAGTAATAATATTAATAGGATTTTCATTTAATGGGACTGATATTTTTCGCAGATCATATTCCCACCACTCAGACTTAATGAGTTGATTTATGACACCTTCCTCAAATCTATACTTTATTAATTTGGCTGGACACCCTGCAACAATGGCATAAGGCGGGACATCTTTTGTTACGATTGCATTAGCGCCAACAACAGCCCCTGTACCTATGCTTATACCCATTTTTATTTTCACCCCCTCACCAATCCATACATCATCACTTATAACTATAGGATTTCCTTCAGGTTTGTATTGCACTATATCGAACCCATCGTGACGATGTGATTTTTTGCAATATGTAACCGTTGATGTTGTCAGTCTATCCAGTGGATGATCAACTCGCAACGCTGTTACATTAGAACCAATTGAACAGTAACGCCCAACAACTGTGTTTATAGGTAACGCAGATCGGCTGTACGAATACGCCCCCATGGAAAAAATAGTTCGAGCGTTATGATACGTTACACCTGATTCAATACAGACAGGCTCGCGAGGCAGTTGTAATCGTTTGAATAATTTAGCAGGCTTAATTGTTATATTTACACCGATAATTTTCATACCAATTTGACACTTAAATAATTTTCTAACCATAACCAATCCTCACTCTGAAAAAATTTTCAGGAAAAATAAAAGCACTGAAAAAAGCACTCATCCCCACCACACTTTGCGGCTTTTCGTACCCCCTTTTCGCCATTAAGAATTTATCGAAACCACCCCCTCAGACCGCGCCACCACTGGGCGCATGGCAAGCAACCCGAACCCCACTAAATGCACAGATTGCATTTAAGGAGCGTTGATTACAGCGCGCCTGAGCGAATTTACCAAGTTAAGATTTTGATAAATAAGGCGTTTAAATTTTTTCAGGTTTTTACCGGTAAACAATAGAGCAAACCTTACCACCCAACGAAATCTGATAAACTCGTTTATAATCAAAATGATAATAGTAAATAGTACAAATCCTTAATTGCAATCTGTGAAATTAAGCCACCATGCAAAAAATGTTTACCAGGACGAATCTGGCGATTTTGAAAAAATTCAAAAAAAATACAAAAACAGTTATTTTAAATTTTTTCAGATAGCTTTATTTCTTGATCACATGGCACGCCGTAGATAGCAGCAATTTTATCTGCCAATTGTGGTTGAATTGTTCTTTTTCCTAATTCCATAGCTGAAAGATAAGCCGAGCTAATACCTAGGGAGGTTGCCATATCCCTTAGTGTCAGTTCTCTATCAACTCTTAATTTCCGAAGAAACTTACCGAATACTGTAACCATAAAACTCACCTTTAACGCCAAATATGATTTAACGTATCTCTTATGTTTTTATCGTTCCGGATTTTTGAACGATAGAAGTACGACCTATCAAGAACCGCTGGAACATTGCCTCGACTATCATAAATAATCACATGCTTATTTGTATGTGCTATGTAATCTTTCTTTTTTTGACTAACAAGGCTAAGCTTTTTTAGTTTAACGATAACCGAGTAAACAGAATTTTTATTAATTGCTGTTTTATACATTATTGATGAAAAGACCGAGGAGCAATTGGACTGATTAAGTGCAATGATTGCATTGTAAATATCAGCTTGCTTTTGAGTTAAAAATACAACTTCTAGCATTCAACACCCCGGTAACCACAAACACCAAAAAGCAGTTTTTTTTACATTTCAATCAAAGTAAGGCAGGACAGCGGAAATGATTCGGTTTTAATGTGTTCATCTACACGCCATTCACACAACGCTTCTTTATCAGCAATAGTAGTTATACGCATATCAGGTGAACCACCATTTAAACGCACAATAGATCCAACCTTAAACATCGTACACTTCACATCAACAATAGAGCGAAAATGAGTGTCATCAACACTGTCAAATACTCCCATCACATGCTTTGCCTCCCCCATAATAGCTGATTGCTGCGGCATGGTCATAGGTAACAACGCTCGCGCAACATTCATAAATGCATCTAGTGATACGTCATATTTTTCACTGAGCATTTCATCAATTTTATCGTATTCGTCACCTTCTTCTTCCAAGGCTTCATACTCTTTTTCTGTCATACCCATCATTCGAGCAGCTAGTTCTGTATATTCCCATGAACTCATAACACTATCCTTTTATATAAATATTGAAATTTTTGTAAATAGCACGGCACAATCTCGGCACAGCATTACATATGGCTAATATGTAATTACGATCCCGCCGTATGATTGCGCGAAATAAATGCACAATCACAACTGACAAAATATATGGAAACGTATATAGAATTGCGATAAATGCAGCAAGAGTTCTTGTCTTCATTATTCACAGACTCCAAACACAAACTGGCCATGTTCATTTTTAGATAAAACAAAGGTGGTAAAATCTTGCTTTAAAAACGAATCAATTGACGCTTTGATTGTGGCCACATTATCTTCGCGGCCTTGCTTTTCTTCATAAACAGCAAATGCCTTTAAAAAATTAATACCATCAACTTTTTGTATTATCTGACTCATTTATGATCTCGCTAATAATTCGGTCCATCTCAATTAGCCGGCGCACTGCACGCATAACGGCAACTCTAGTTACCTTTGCATTAAATGCCGCAAGTCGATATGTATAACCATTAATAATTCGTAACCTGACTGCCTTACGAACAGCAAGTGACATTTCACGATTTGAAACCAGTAAAAACAAAGCCTCAAGCCGTGACTCTTTTAATACTTGTCTCATTAGCACATTAAAAATGTATATTCTAGCGTATACATATTTTACTATTTTTAACGTAAAAACAAAACTTAAATAAACGATAACTTATTATATTTAAAAGAATTTATACGTAAATTTAAGGCTAAAAAAAAGAATAATAATCTAGGTGTTTTTATGATAAATATCGGTATAGCGCGGGATGTTTTTATGGGATAGAATGCGTGCGGGTGCTCTAGGCTATCTGGTCTTGAGCAACGATATGAAATGTTAGGATACTCCAGATAGTTGAAAGCCCCGTTAATTTTTCAATCAACGAGGCCGACAATGTTACCTACAATTCATATGTTAGTACCTCTTACTGTAGGAGGCAAGCAAAATGCCAAAAAGAAATTTTCCAATAGGGTTACTAATAGTGTGTATCACATTATTAGTGGCATTAACTCTGGTTAG